ATGGCTCGCATAACTACCCCACTTACCAATACAGAAATTAAGGCTGCCAAACCAGCCGAAAAAGAGTACAGCTTGCAGGACGGCGGCGGGCTGTTCCTGCTGGTAAAACCATCCGGCTCGAAGATCTGGCGTTTTTCCTACTACCGCCCAACAGATAAGCGGCGAGCGCTGGTAAGCCTTGGCGCATTGAGTGATGTATCACTAGCAGAGGCTAGGAAGCGGAGAGCATCCTATAGGGCGCTCATATCGCAAGGTATCGATCCCCAAGACTACGAGAGGCAGCAGCGAGAGGCAGAGATCCAGAAGCGCGGGGCAACTTTTGGCAAGGTGGCGGGTGATTGGTTCGAGATGAAAAGGAGCCTGCATCTTGCCCCAAAAACGACAGCAAATATCTGGCGGTCACTGGAAAAGTATGTGTTCCCGTACATCGGAAATACTCCCATCCATGAGCTAACAGCACGGCGATTTGTCGTTCTGTTAGAACCTCTAAAGCAGCGTGGCAGGCTCGAAGTCTTGAGGCGTGTCTTGCAGCGCATCAACGAAGTGATGGACTATGCCGCTAATAGTGGGCTAATCGAAACGAACCCAGCCGCAAACGTCAGGAAGGCATTCCCAGCCCCTGCAAGGCAACATAGGCCAACCATTCGGCCAGAGCAGCTACCAGATCTCATGTATGCGCTGTCTATTGCCAGAATAGAGCGACAGACACGACTTCTCATAGAATGGCAGCTACTGACCGTTACACGCCCTGCCGAGGCCGCAGAGGCTAAATGGAATGAAATAGATCTGACGGCACACACATGGACAATCCCCGCTGGCAGAATGAAGATGCGCCGAGAACACACGATCCCTCTGTGTAAGCAAGCCCTTGCCGTTCTGGATGAAATGAAGCCTATCAGCGGACATAGAGACTATGTTTTCCCCAGTTTCAAAGATCCCAAATACCCGATGAATAGCAGGAGTGCAAACGCAGCTCTACAGCGTATGGGCTACAAGGGGGTATTAGTATCGCATGGGCTACGCGCCATATTTAGCACCGCAGCCAACGAAGAGGGATTCGAACCTGATGTGATCGAAGCTGCCTTAGCCCACGTTGACACGAACGAAGTGCGACGGGCATACAACCGCAGTAACTATCTCGAAAAACGCGCCGTGCTTATGCGCTGGTGGGGTGAGTTTGTCGAAACGGCAGCCACAGGGGTAATGCTTGCCAGAGGTGCGCGGGGGATTAGGCTGGTGTAGTAACTGCATGGCGCTGTATGTATTTACAGTGCCATCACCACCGCCAGACAACTGTATATAACAACAGTAATAACTATAAAACAGGAGGAAACAGACGTATAATTTATCCCGACGCCCCTCACCATAAAGCGCTAGGAGTCCTGCGGGAATGGATGAGTTATTTGTTATTGAGCATTGTGATTATGCATATGTGTGCATAACGGATTTAATCGAAGCGCTTATTAACAATGGGCTGATGGATCGCGTTCATGCTTTTTCTTACGTGCATCGCTTGATAAAAGGCAGTGAGTTATTTCCCCCGCTAAAGGTTTATCGAAAGCCGTTTAATTGCCTACCCTTTGATGAGTTTCAGCCAGTAGAGCCACTGGATCTAAAGTTTATCCTAGACGAGTTACGGGATTGTGCTTATCGGGACGCAGTAAGCTGCTCTATTATTGATTACGTTAACCGAAAGGCTCTAATAAAGCGTTTAGACGCGGTAAATGTCGATCACCAGAAATTATTTCCCCCAATATCTCAAACGCAAACAAGAGCAACTAACGAGCGCGTTTCTTCTGCCTCAAAAATCGCTATTTCTGCCCTCATGGAACGATGCGGCCTTCCAGTAGCTACCAACATGACAAAAGCAGCCGACATGCTTACAGCAATAGCCCACGAACAAGGGTATTCGGTCATGTTCAGCAAGGACACCGTTGCCCGATGGTATCAGGGAGCACAAGGCAGGAAAGGTAAGGTGGCGTGATAGCGCATTAAGGGGGCAAATAGCTTATTAAGCCGTCCGTTTCTTTCCATCCAGCGCTAACAGTGGCAGCATTTCCCACACACCGGAATTGACCGGATTTAATGGAGACTTGCTTTATGTCACTGACAGAACGAAAGATTCTACTCAAACGAGAAGTAAAAAAGATTCTGCGCTTGCAATCTGATAGCGCGTTTCAAGACATGATCAACGCAGGGGAGTTCCCGCGCGGTTTCCGCATTGGTCTACGCCGTGTTGGGTGGTTTGAGGATGAAGTTAGCGCATGGCTGGAAGACCGGATCAAGGAATCACGCATTCCACCAGCGGGAAATAACAGCGTCGAACGTCGCCAATCCGTTTAATTAACTACAGGTAATTAGAGATGAAAAAGATTAATGCCCTCAACGGGCAGGGATTCGCTCACCCTGTAGCCAGCCAGAGCGATATTTTAATTAATCACAAATCGGAGCCGCGTATCGATTCCCGCCTGTTTGCTGAGCGCATCGGCATAAAGCACAAAAACCTTTATTCGCTCATTCAGAAGCACAAAACCGGATTGCGTGAACTGGGCACGCTTCCGTTTCAAACGGAAACGTGCAGCCACTCAACTGGAGCGACAGTAAATAAATTCGTGTTACTGAATGGCGACCAGTTTGATTACATGTGCCGCATCGTTCGCGGTCGTGACAATGAGCGCATGAACCGCTTTAAGCTGGATGTGACAAAGGCGTTTGCTAAACGTCGCGCTGCCGAACCTGTGCGCCGTGAATATCTGCCCGGGTATCACGAAAGCCGCAACAGTCTTAAGGCGCTTGGGGCGGAACGTCATCACTACATCAATCTGGCTCGCGCTGAGAATCGCCTTGCAGGGCTGTCTGTGGGTGAGCGTGGGAGCGCAGGCGAGCAGCAATTGGGGCTGTTGGTGGTGATTCAGAAAATCGAACAGGCGGCATTTGATGAGGCGGTGCGTAATGGCATGAGTCCAAGCGATGCAGTGCGTGAGGTTGCCCGTCGCATGGAGGCATTCGCCGCGCTCATGAGCACTAACACGCTGATTGGGGTTAGTCATGCGCAATAACACAGCCATGGCAACCGAAAAGGGGGTTGGCACAATTGATTGCTTTAAAAACAGCATATTACGCCCATTTGTCCAGGCCTCCCAAAGGACAAGAAAAGCCTACCAGCGCATCGCATTAGATGGGCGCTGGCTGTATGTCTACGCAGACCACAAAAAAACGCCATCGTGTCGATGGCGTTCGGGTTCAGGGTTACACCGCTGGTGGGTTGAAAATGGAGGTTATCGCATGACAGATAAAACAAAGGCGACCAGAAGAGGCCGCCAATGGGAACTTAAACGAGTACAACCCCACTCTACCACCCAGCGCGCGGCGGTCAAGGGGTGGGCAGGTTACTTTGGCTGCTCTTTTGCCTTGCGCCGCTGGCGGTATTCAACTTCTCGTTTTAATGCTGCTGTAACAAATTGTCCCGTACTTTCTCCGGGCATTTTTACTGCCTCAACATTGTTCATAACCTCATGCGGAACTCTTGCCGCAACGGTTTGTGATTTTGCGTTTACTGCCTTTGTTGCCATGTGGTGTACCCCCTCAAAAAAACAAATGCAGTATGCAGGAAAAAAAATAAGTGTTCAACACTTGACGTGTTTAACACCTTGCTTTAGATTGGTGTTCAACACCTTGTTGGTGCAAGGTGCAGAAACGACGAAACCCGGCAGTGCGCGAACACATACCGGGCTTCTAACCACCAACGATAGATAACTTATCGAGGTAGCTATGAGAAATCATACCACACACCCGCAAGGGCGGGACTTGCACACCCAAAATAAAGCCATCTGGCGGTTTCTGGCTGTTCCGGTCAGTGCGCCTGACGTATCCCCCATCGTTCTACAAGTCATCGCCTCTAGCGAACAGGAAGCCCGTGATAGCAATCCGGGATGGTTGTTGTTCTTTGCCGCTCGTTTACCCGCTCAGGAGGTGCGTCATGGCGCATGAAAGAACGCTTGATGAAGTCGTTGAGATGGCACGCCAGGCAGAGGTAATAGCCTTCATGCTGGAAGCCTGTACACAGGAACAGTTTAACGTTGATGTCGAACCGGTAGCTGCTTTGCTACGCCGTTTATGCGGCAACGTTACGGCGTGGCTGATCGAGGAGAGTGTTAGCGGTAAGGAGGTGCGTCATGGCTAAAGATGCTTACTGGCTGGTGAAGGATTTTTCTCGGTGTTCAGCCGATGAGGCTAAGGAGTGTATCGCCGCAGCATCGGGAACGCGGGAAAGCCTCATCAATGGTATCGGCGTTATCGGAAAGCTGTTGTTTATAGCGGGCACATCAGACGATGCAGCTGATGAAGTGAATAATTCAGATATTGCTTTATTGGGTGACTTTATATCCAAAATCGCGCGATTACATGAGGGGATCTCTTTAGCGGAAAGCAATCTTAATTTTGCTATCAAAACAAAACTCAGCTTTGCCAAAGAGCGAAACCAGTGCGGGGAGGTAAACAAATGATCACCGTTACTGAAATGCAGGCTCTTTATCTGCGGCTGGATGAAATAGAGCGCCGTATAGCCGTTCTGGAGACGTTGCAGCAGAAAACCGGATTACCGGAGGGCTACAACCATATCAGCGTACTGGCGGGAGCGTATGGGCTGTCTACGGGCAAGGCTGAGGAGTTGGCTAAGGTTACGGGAGTCGCTACGGCTCGACATAGTGGGCAGCTTATTGCACATGAGGCCAGTTTTAACGAGGCAGCGGAGATTGTTACCAGCAGGGCGAAGCGCAAGATCGGCAGTAAATATTGGTATCACCCACTAATCGGCAAATTCACCATGAGCGCGAGAGCGAAGAAATGAGACAAGCACCTAATGTTAAGTTCTTGCCACGCGACAAGGCGGCAGAGGCAGTGATCTTTGCTGGTAATTGCGCATGGAATGAGGCCAAGCGGTATCAGGAGCACAACCGCAACGGCGACGACGTGCCCCCCATTGTGCTGGATAGTCAGCAGTTAGCCATGCTTGGTGATTTACAGATTATTGATGGTGATCGGCGTTCTGCCCGTGTCTATCGCGCTGGGGAGCTATCAGAGGCTGATCTAACCATCATCGCCACCAAGTTAGCCAGCGCTAGGGTGAAACGGGCTTACCTGCTTAATGATGCGGGGGAGCTGGTGGAGGACTGGACGGAGCAACTAGAGCGGCTGCGGTCAGATAGGGAGCTGCTCAAGGGGTTGGCGACAGCATCGAGCGCGGAGGATGTCGATTTGCGCCATATGACAGAGAACAGCCGCGCCGCCCTGCTAGCTGCACGCTATGACGGTATAGCCATGCACACAGCGAGCGAAACCGTATACACCTACCGTAATGGCATATGGGTGCGCACTCCGTTGATTGAATTGCGCCGCGAGATGGTCGCTATCTACGAGGAAAACGAGACCGAATACAGTAGCCGTAGGATTAACGGCATTGTGGACACGCTAAAGATCCAGATCCCAGCACTGCCCGAGCCGCTGAATGATGTAATTGCATTTACCAATGGGGTGTATGACCTCAAGACGGAGGCATTCAGCCCACACGCACCAGAGAACGGCATCACCAGTCATAACGGGATTGAGTACACCCCAGCCACCAGCGGGGAGAACTTGCACGACAACGCGCCGCACTTTCACCAATGGCTAAGCCATGCAGCTAATAACGATCCGATGAAGATGCGTACCATCTGCGCCGCCCTGTACATGGTTTTGGCAAATCGTTACGACTGGCAACTATTCCTTGAAATTACGGGAGCGGGTGGCAGCGGTAAAAGCATCTTCACCCATGTAGCGACATTGCTGGCGGGTGAGCACAACACGGCGAGCGGCAGTATGGCGGCGTTAGATTCAGCCAGAGGCCGAGCACAGTTTGTCGGTAAGCGAGTCATTACCCTGCCAGACCAGCCGAAATACAGCGGAGAGGGAACGGGCATTAAGGCCATTACTGGTGGCGATGCGGTGGAGATAGATCCGAAGCATGAGCACCAATACACCGCCATATTGCAAGCGGTAGTGATTGCGACTAACAACGCCCCGATGATTTTCACCGAACGGGCGGGAGGCGTGGCACGGCGGCGGGTCATTTTCCAGTTCAACAACCGTGTGACCGACAAGGACAAAGATCCAAAGCTGCCGGAGAAGATAGGTCGAGAAATACCCGTAATCGTGCGCCGATTGCTGGCAACGTTCCCTGACCCAGACTTTGCAAAGCAGCTGCTGCTTGCCCAGCGGGATAGCGACGAGGCGCTAGAGGTGAAGATTAAAACCGATCCCCTTTATGCGTTCTGCTCCTATCTGGAGAAGTTAACAGACTGTGTTGGAATGCTTGTAGGTAACAAAAACCCGCCATACAAGCCGCGCATCTATCTCTATCACGCCTACATTGCTTATCTTGAGGCTAACGGGCATGACAGACCGCTAACGCTGAACAAGTTCACCGAGGGAATGATCTCTGCCATGCGGGAGTTTGATCACGAGTACCGGCGCGAGAGAAAAATGAACGGGGTTGTTACCAACGTTAATCTAAAAGATAACGCTGATGACTGGCTACCAGCACAAGGAGGGGAAAGGCCATAAACAGAATAATGTTCTGTAGTGTTTAGAACACGGGGCAAAGGTGTTCATGGTGTTCATGCTTTCAATAAAAGCCATGTAAAACATAATGTTAAGCCATGAACACCTTTCTTTTAAGTATTCATAAGGTATTCATAGGTGTTCATATAGGCTAAATTTATATGAATACGTGTGAACACTCATGAACACCACGTGTTCATGTGTAATTCATTGATATATAAGATTTAAAATTAGAAATGAAGAGTATGAACACCTTGAGGCCAATTTCTTTAAAACACCACGGGCAAAAGATGATTATGCTAAAAAAGCGTTTATGCTGGTGGCGGGATTACTACCCCAGTTTTGGGTAGTTTGCCGAGTAGTTGTAACGGCCTTGCACTGTATGACCGTCAAGGCATCAAGACAGGAGGCTAGACAAATGACAGCACAGATTTCGGCCTATGGGCGATTGGTGGCAGATCCACAGGCAAGAACGACGAGTACCGGAACTCCAATGACAACGGCACGCCTAGCCGTCTCTCTGCCTTGCCATGCCGCACAGGATGGACAGGCTACCTTTTGGCTTGGTGTGGTGGCGTTCGGGCGACAGGCTGAGGCGCTGGCGCGACATGAAAAGGGGGATATGGTTAGCGTTGTGGGTAACATGCAGGTTAGCCAGTGGACGGGGCAGGATGGCAGCACGCAAAGCGGCTATCAGGTCATCGCCGATGCAGTAGTGAGCGCTAAGGCCGTTCGCCCTGCTGGAAAGCGTAAGAGCAGTAAGCCAGCACAAGGCCTACCACCAGCACCGGAAGACGAAGACCAGCGCCCACCGTTTGACGATGATATCCCATTTTGAGCGATTCAGTTTATGGCGCGGCGATCTATGCCCCCCTGTAATCTCAGGGGTGGCATCACCTAGCGCCCACCGTTTGACGATGATCTACCATTTCATAGCGTGGCTGGTGGCTGGTGGCTGGTGGCTGGTGGCTGTAGCGGTCAGTGGTCATGATGGGTGGGGCTGGTTGATATTCGTTGGCATCGTTGCTTTGTAGCATTTCCATCTAAAAAGTGTGGTTATATCCGGCGAGAGGATAAAACAAAAACCTGCAAATACACACTTAACATCGTAAAACTTCGGTTCATGCTGTGACTTTGCACATCTGAAATCGTAAAAACTAGCTTTTCGCCGCAAGGCGCGTTAGCCGCAGTCGAGTCACCCTCTGGGAGTACCTTTTAGGTTTTGCGCTCGCCCGTTTTGGCGAGCTCAAACATTAACCAATCCTCCCTTGCTCTGGGGTAATCCCCAACTGGTGCGGCGCGAACCGCCACCGCAGCCGATACCAGCCCGTGTATGCGCTCGACGTTCAGCCAATGTCTTACTATTCCCCAAAGCACTTTTTGATGCTTTGCCCTTGCTGGTCAGAATACAAATTTGCATTCTGGATATTTTTCAATTGGTTAGAACCGAGTTTGTGCTACTCAATTTTGAGTAGCTAAAATCTGGATACTATGGGGATGTGCTCAGGTTTGAGCATACCTGTACATACACCAGTTAACCCCGCCAATGGCTGAGTTAAAAGCCAAAGATACCTACTGCTCCTCCCAAAGTGAGGAAGCGCAATAAAAGCAATGAATTAGCACTCATCTGCGCCGAACGTCTGGCTTTCTCCATCGATATGTAGGGGATTGCATCATTTCCCTGAATCGGTCTCTGTGTGCCCTGCTGTCCGTTGCCTTGCGCTGGATCTCCCTCTTGTCTGCCTCGCTTAGCTGGTGGCCTGCGTGCTCCATTGCTGCGACGGTTAACGCTGCTATCTGTTCGGGTGTCATTGGCGTATCTCCTCGGTTGCTGGAGGTCATCTTCCCCCAGTCCCTCTACCTGTCTTGCTGGGCGTGTCTCTGATTAGCCCTTTGCTGCCTAAAATTCAATCCCCCCAACATTGGGGAGATCAAGCGCTCACGGTCAAGGCTCAATGCTGGAAACCAAAAGGTACTCCCTGCGGGGTGCCCGACTGCGGGTCACCAGCCTCGCGGCGAAAAGCTAGTTTTTGCGATTTGATCGCCACCACCAGCACCTCACTTAACACCATGATTAATAAGGGAAAACAATCAAATGAGCTGGTGAATAATTTTTATACAGTCGCCAGGTGATTTTTTGTTACTGTATGATTTTAAAAGTAAATTTACTCATTGAGGTGGCGACTAGATATCCTGCTAACTATTTTTCAGCAAATCGACGACAGTCACTCCACCTTGTATTGCGCAATATCTCTTTGTTTTTATTACACATCCTCACTTTTGGCGTGCCGTGCTGCTGGTGTATCCACTATTGGATGCATCTCGATGAGGCGGAGGCTACAGCACCTCCTTTTGTTGATTGCCCCTAAAACATAGAAAGGAAACGACAGAGGCCAAAAAGCCCGTTTTTAGCTCCTGTCACTTCCTTTCTTTTTAGAGTGCATTTTCAATAAAAACATTAAGTTACGGCGAAGAAGAACGGAAACACCTTAACCACAAAAAATTTCGTAAGTAGATGTTCATCGCGGGGTGTGTGACCCGCTTTGCCCAAACCTCTGGAAAGAACCTATCGAACATCAGCCGGCTTTTAACTGGGGCGTAATCACCTCCTATGAATAGATACAAACCCAGATAGGGTGCGGCCTGCATCGCTATTTTGAATAGCTTTCTGAATAGCCCATGACTCCAACAGCCAGCAGGAGCGGGAGCAATCACCACGGAGAAACAAGCCAACACTTAAGGCGAACGCCGCGAACGTTGACCGATGCGAATATCATCGCATCCACCAGCCACACGCTAAAATGCTAGATCATCGTCAAACGGTGGGCGCTAGGTGATACTGCTCCTGAGATTACAGGCCTGCATAGGGGGTGAGCATTTGTCCCTCTTTCCCTAAATTTGGTGAGCCCCCCGATTGGTGAGGCTCCCGAATAGCGAGGCTTCCAGCTCATGAGGTTTTGTTGTGCCAGTTTTGGCAAATCAATACACAGCCACAGCCACCAGCGCTAAAGGTTTGATTCCCCCGCCTTGGGGAATCAATGCACAAATTTTGCGCTTCCCAAATTTGAGTAGCGCAAACCTTGAGCTCACCAAAACGGGGGAGTGCAAAACCTAAAGGGAGGTATGAGGTTCCAAATTAAATTTCATTTTTCGCGGCCATAAAAATTCGATGAGGCGGGCAGTCCTGACAGGCATAGGCCACAGAGATTTAACCCGCCCCTCCCCTCTGGCTGGCTTTTCAGCCCTAGTACGAATTGAGGTGCACATAGCTAGATAAGCCGTAGCGAACGTCTTTACGGTGGGCTATAACGTGCCGCTCTAACAAGCCATCATCAACCATCCGTTCTAGTGTTTGGCGGAACGAGTACCGCAATAGGCGGTAACGCTGGCTATTGTCTGGTTCGCTCCCGCAAACAAGCCGTATGATGTCGGTAAGACTAAAGGGAGGCTCGCCAATCTCACGAATAACCCGTAAGCAATTCCTCGGTGCATAGAGATTCAGGATCGCTTCCTTTCGGGCAGTCATGCGCCATTTTTTAGGCGATTTTATCAGCATTGCTATGTTCATTTGTATTATCCCTTGGTGTGAAGAGCCGCTCACATGATGACTTTTCGTTTTGGTTATACGTTTAGTTATACGTTTTAACGTCAAAAAAAGTAAAAACAATAAAAATCAATGAAATACAAGACGGATTGCGATACTTCAGTAGTAGATAACCTTGCTGTGGATTCAGACGGACGCAGGGAGTGGCTACGCCCGTAGTGCGTTGATGCGGTAAGCACTGCTGGCTGACGATGCGCCACAGCGCATCGCTTTGCGGACGATAGAGTAGTATGAGTACGCCAGCCAACGGGAGCACGACGATGAAGAGAATGAGCGCACAGTGATACCGGCGACGTATGGACAT